TCACCTTCGGTCATCACGCCCGAGCCGAGGGTGAACGTCGCGTCGGTGCTGTTGTTGTACTCGTTCATCTTGCCGATGTTGTCGGCATCAAGGGTGCGCGCTGCCGTATAGGTGAGGACGGGCAACTTGGAGACGTAGCGGGCCACTGCGCCTTCGGTGACCAGCGCGGTGTCGGAGGTGCCGGTGATGTCGGTGACCACGGTGAGCTCACCGGCGGTGCCGGGCCCCGGTGAAGTAGGGCACGCTGCCTGCGGTGCCCCGGCAGTAGCGCGATGGCTTCCAGGACTTCACCGAGGGACACGGAGTCGCCGGTGGCGGGGAACCATACATCGTTGGTCTCGGTGGCCGGCGGCGCATCGTCAGGGGCGTCGCCTCCCACCCAGAAAACTGGGAAGTCGACGTCGGGCCGGTCAGGCCAGGTGCCGGTGCCCTCGTTGAACTCGACCACCGAGAGGGCAGGGCCACTCCCGCCGGAGGGAATGACCTTCCAGGTGCCGTCGCCCGCCAGGTAGGTGGTGGCGTCGCGAGTGCCGGTCGCTTTCAGCGAGGCGATGTTGATGTCAGCCAGGGTATTGAGGTCACCATCGATCGTCTTGCCTTGCAGCGTACGGGTTTCGGTGGCCTCGTTTGCCATCAGGTATTCGGCACGGCGACCGGACATCAAGCCCAATACCTGGCTGGCGGTATTGATGAGATTGGCTTCGCCGACCTCGTTGTAAAACGTGTTGGCGCCAACCATTTGATAGTTGGTTCCGTCATAGATGAACAGCTGGCGGGCACCCGCCTGCATCCACAACGCTTCTGCAATGGAGATGCCAGCCGGAGTCTTGATCGGCCTCGCGGCTCCGCCGTTAACGGCGAGAGTCGTGTTCTGCGTGCTGTTTCCGTTGGTCATCGTCAGCAGGAGAAAATCTCCCACAGCCGGAGTTGCTGACGCCCACGGCGAATCAAGGGTGACGGTCTTCGCGACGGTCGCCATCGCCGTCGAAACGGTACCGGTCTTGAACGCGGCCTGTTTGCCGGCCAGCGCCGTGATGATCCCAGCGATGCCCGATTCGTTCTCGGTGATCTGAGCGACCAGCTCGATCCAGGTGTCCAGGTCAGCCGGAGCCGCCCCGATCAGCGCGGCGATACCCGCCGAGACTCTGGCGTCCGCGCGGCTATCGGTGAAGTAGCGGTTGACCGAACCCTCGGTGAGCTCATCGGTGCTGGCCGGGCCGGAGCCACCACCACCGGAAGTGTTGCCGTCGGAGTTGCCGAACACCACCACCCGGTTGCATCCGGCCGCCGACACCGCGGCTGCCTCATCGTGGCCGGTGGCCCACTCGTTGCCGGTGATGGCCAGGTCATCAGCATGGGTCGCGGCCACCACGTAGGACCAGCCGGCCTCGGCGTCGTCGCAGGAAACGGTGTTGCCTGCGACGAGGAATCCTGCGACGCGGCTGTCAGCATCGACACCGGTGAACCTGATGGCCGGGTAGGTACCAGCGGCCTCTTTGCCGCCGTTGCTGAGGGCGTTGCCGACGATCTGGATGTGCGGTTCGTCGGCGTCGAGCCAGCCGGGCATCGTGTAGACGATGGCTTCGCGGCGGGAGCCTTCCAGGATGTTGCCACTGATGGTGATGCGCTTGTTGCCGCGCAGCTCGATGTTGTGGCGCGGCGCCCCGTTGAGGTGGTTGCCCAAGATCCGCAGTGGGCCGTCCTCCAGCGACAGGTTGGCGCCTTTGCTGCCGACGTTGTTGTCGGTCAGCCAAGAGTCGACCCAGCGGTAGGTCTGGTAGATGCCCACCCCTGTGGTGTCAGCGGACTCGACGATGTGATTGCGCTGCACCCAGTTGAGCAGGCCCAGATCGCCGTAGGTGCCGTCGTTGAGGCGTAGCCCGAAGCCGACCCAGTTGATGACCAGGCACTCGGCCAGCACCGATTCCACCATGTGAATGTTTGCTCCGGCGCCACCGTTCTGCGCGTCCAGGGTCAGCCCGTGAATCTTGGACCGGTACCAGGAGCCGGTCAGCGGGGAGTGCGCGCCGCCCGAGAACAGCCGCGTCTGGCCGTAAACGCCAACCAGTTCGACACCCTGGACGGCGGTGGTGCCACGCCCGATGGTGGAGTCGAGGCGGTAGTTGGCCGGCGGTAGATACACGGTGCCGCCGCCAGCGGTCTGAACAGCCAAGATGGTCTCGTTGATGGCGGCCGCGGCGTCGACAGTGCCCGACCCGATGCCGGGGTGACGCTGCAAGACGTTGATGGCGTTGCCGGTTTCGCCGGTGATGGCGGCGTAGGCGGCGTCGGTGCGCTGCGCGTTGAGGTTGTACTCGCTGGCGGGCAGCTCGTCGGAGTCCGGCGGGCGAGCGTCGACGAAGTCAGAGCGCAGCTGCGGGGTGGGCATCGGACCTCCTGGTCGGGTGTTGCGTTTTGCAACAGGGACTCGCCCTCCCGATCATGCTATGCCGTGGTCAGCCTCTCACGCAGGAACTGGGTGCATGGAGTCAGTTCAAACACCTGGTGCGGATCCATGTTGAATGCGAACTGGACGCCATCGCTGATCGCCGAAAACAGCGACCACACCACCGGGCCGAACTTGAGTGCCAGGTCAAGTAGCTCCTCGGTGATGGAGTCGCGGCCGAACAGCTGGCCGTAGGCGACCATCTTGTAGATGGAGACCTTCAGTTCACTGGCCTTGGATCCGACTATCTTGTCGGCGTACAGGTCGTTGCGCCGGGACACTTCGGCCACGCCGGGGATCGGTTCGGTGAGGCAGTCCGGTGCGAGCCCTTCGGTGCCATCGCCGGGCCGGTCCTGAATCCACGGTGCGACGGTGTTCTCTGGGCGTTTCGGGTTGCCGAACATCAGGCCGCCGCGGAAGTTGGCCCAGATCGGGTCGGCCGGGTTGCGCTGCTGCCAGTAGGTGCAGAAGGCGAGTGCCCCGCGGGAGTGCGCGCTGACCGCCCACGCCGGACGCTCCAGCAGCCGTAGCTGCGGCTCATGCAGTAGCCGATGAATCTCGGCGACCTGCGGTTTGAGCTGGAACGGGATCGAGGAGTTGTTGAACCCGCCGACCATCTGGATCTGCACCTGCTTGGCGATCTCCAGTGGCCGCGCAGCAAGATAGTCGGGCCCGGCTGTCATGTTGCCGAGGTGACCCATGCAGGTGAGCACCAGCGGGACGAGAGGCTTGGCATCTTCCAGGCCCATCTGCCGCTGCACAGCCCAGTCGAACGAGCCGTCGGTGGGTACCTTCGGCCCGGCGCGACCCCTGTCGATCTCGTCGTTGAACTTCGGCGCCCAGGTGCGCAGCGCGATGCCGAACTCGACGGTGTACTCGGTGCTGTCGCCGAGTCCTTTGCCGTAGCTGTAGCGGGCCAGGAACCGTTTCGCGCCAGGGATTTTCGGGTGAGTCTGGCCAGGCTGGCTGGGTGCCGTGTACGCCATAACTACAGCGTCGGCTCAGGGAACGGGTTGGTGTACGGCCCGGACGCCGGCGAGGGTGTTGCAGATTGCAACACGGGCTTGGCCGGATCATCGACGACGATGCCGCCCACCACGTTCGGATCCTTGTCGATCTGCTTCTGGGTGATCTTGTTGCGCACACTCCATGCTGCGATGGCCGCGCCGGCCGAGGTGAGCAGGTACTGCGTCCACTCTTCCCGGTTCTGCGGCAGCGCGGTCGACCCGTCGAGGAGGCTGACGATCATATTCCCGACGAACGTGGCGACGAACGCCGCGACCGTCTTGGCCTGCTCCTTGAACCATTTCGTGACGCTGTTCATGGCCTACTCCGATCCTCGGGTCTCAACTTGGGGCGTGGGCTCGTCGTCGTCGGGCCCCCATGCCACCCCCCCGCCGAGCACGTCCAGCGAGGCGGCCAACGCTGCCCGCTGCACCTTGTCCATCGAGCGTGCCGCGCGGGTGTACTCCTCGGTGGCGTCGATGAGCCGGGCGGCGGCGTCGCCGGTCGTCGGCTGGTAATCGGACACCTCGGCGAACGGATCCACCGCCGGCGCCACGGCGTTGGAGATGTTGGTGATCGGCGGCGGCGCACCGGCGAGCCCTTCGGCCACCTGCACAGTGCGGGCCAGGCGGGTGTTCTCCTCGGTGAGGCGGGTGATCTCCTGCTGAAGGCGCACGTTCTCCGCGACCAGCAGCTCATCGGCCGGATTGCTGGTCCGGATCGGGGACTCGACGTTCACTGTGCGCACCACAGTCGGCAAGGCGGCAGCCGGGGCCACCACCACGCCAGGCTGCAGCAGCCGCCACAAATCCTGCAGGGTGGCCAGCATCGCCTGCGCCGACAGCGCATCGGCCGCCCGAGCCGGGTCAGCGTCAGCGGCCACCCGCTTGAGCCGTTCGATCGCGCCTGGATGCTTCACCAGTCCCCGCAGGAACGTGGCCAGCAGGTCGACGTTGCCGTCGGTGTTGAGGCTCATTCCCGCCCAGGTATCGACGAGCCCTTCGCCGGGTTCGCGGACGCCAGACCGGCTGGGATGGCGCTGGGTCTGCTCCTGCTTGATGACACGCACAGCAGAAAGCAGTTCTCGCTGCTCGGCGTCGGATAGTGCCATGAGGAACCCTTCTCCTATTGGTGGGGTGGTAGGACTACCAGCGTATTTGGTGACGTACCGCGCGAACACGTCCCACGGAAAGTTCGGGCCGACATCAGTGTGGTTGCCGATGCCCAACTCGCGGGTCACATAGTTGTGGTCAGAGATGCCGGGCCGCGGGTTGCCGGCGTAGGGCGGGGCCAGCACCTCGGTGGAGAAGCCGTACTTGCGGCAATCCTGCACCGCCAGGCAGGCGGCGATCTCGATGTCCGCTTCCCGGGCCAACCATTGCGCGCGGCTGAACGCGGCCCGCGACCCCGCGAAGCACAGGTTGATGGAGAACACGTTCGCATCGAGCACCGACCACGAGTACAGGTCGGTGTCGACGACGTCGTAGACGATGCGGTCGCGCAGCGTGTAGTGGTAGGACACCCCGTTCTGTCCCTGGCAGTACTCGGCCAGGGACTTGGCCGAGCCGTTGCCTTCCTCGGTGTGCAGGAAGAAGTTGATCGGCGGGCGGGAGCGCTTGGATGCGCCCCTCCCGAACATCGCGATCTCGGTGAACTGCGGGCGCAGCATCGGGGCGGGCAGCACCGGCGGCGGGGCCGGCGCATTGCCGGGCAGCGGAACCGGCTTGGACTGGCGGGTGTGCACGTGGTTGCGGTGCTTGTCGTAGCCGCCCGGGTAGGCGAAGTACGAGCCGGCCGATACGTCTGCGCCGCCGGCCACGCCGGTGCGCCTACCGGTGCGCGGGTTCTCCCAGATGACCTGCTCCAGCCCGCCGCGCACCGTGAGCAGGTAGTCGGCGAACCGTTGCATCCGGTCGACTTCGTCGGGCGCGCCGGGTGCCGCCCAGTCGATGCCGCGGTTGAGCAGTAGGGGGTTGCGGGCGTACCCGGCTTCGACGCGGTCGGTCTCCTGATGGCCAGGGTAGGTGGAGGGCTTGAGGCCGAAGTGGTTGCCGAGGTCGTACACCCAGGCAGGGAAGCTGACGCCATTGCCGCCGTAGCCACCACTGTTTGAGCCTCTAGGCATGCCGTACCCGGATGGCTGCGGCAGGGCCGGCGGGGGGCTGGCGGCGTACCGGTCGTAGGCGCGTTCGGCGACGGCGATGTGCCGTTTGATCTCGTCGTAGTACGCCTTGCGACCCTTCGCGTAGGCCACGTCGGCAGACGGGTCAGACGGGCGCTGCTGGAGCCAGAAGATCGTCTTGAACGGGTCCGGCGACGCGCCGGGGCTGCGACGCTTGACGTCGAGCCTGTCCAGGAATCCGCGCAGGTTGCCGTCCGGGTCCATCCGGTCGGGATAGTTCTCGTCCTGCTGGGCGTACCCGAACCACTTCTTGTTCGGTGACCACACCATCCGCAGGCCGGACTCCTGGATCAGCGTCGACAGGGCGGCCACCGACTCGGCGCGGCTGTACAGGCGCAGAGCAGTCTGGCGGACAACCTCGGCGGCGACCTCGTCGAAGGTGGAGTTGACGGTCAAAGCCACGGTCACAGGTCCACGTCTCGGCTGTACGGCTGCCGGTTGAACAGTTCGGCCAGGTCACCGAGGCCGGGGATGTGAATGCCGACGGGGGTGCCGCCGTTGACGACGTTCCGGATCGTCTCAGACAGGTCGAAGATGTCGGAGACGCCGGGGATGTCGGGGTCGTTTTCGAGGACTTCGTTGACCGCGCCTTTCGCGGCGGACGCGGCGAGCAGCGGCAGCAGGGCCAGCACCTTATCGGCAAGCTCATCGAACTTCGGTTCGAGCTTCTCCCACAGCAGGTCGACCGCCGGCGTGAGGAGGTTTGTCAGCAGTGATGCCATACCACGACGCTAACACCGCCGGGTTACCGCAGGAGCATTCCTGCGGCGATGCCGCCGATAACAATCAGCACCGGGACGATGTAAATCCCGACGAACGCCCACGGGAACGGCGGCTCGATGCCGAACCGTTCGTACCAGCGCCGCCGAGGACCCATCAGATGGTGACCCACGTCAGCCCTTCAGCTCGCCGCCGTAGTTGATGCCCACCGCGGTAAGTTCCTCGCCGGCCAGCGCGTCGTTCAGCGCGTTGACGACCCGATGGGTGTGCTCCTCGCGGACGTAGGCGAGGGTGACGTGCGCCCGGTAGTCGACGAAGCTGTCGATGTGCGGCAGGAACCGCAGCCGCCGGTTGGCTTCCAGCAGGTCGCCGCCTGCGTCGAGGTGGGCGATGACGCACGAATACGGCTCACCCATCTGGCCGGGGAAGTAGCTGACGTGACTGACCGAGACCGAGGTGAGGTCCAGGCCGTCGAGCAGCTCATCGACCGATTCGCGCTGCTCGTGGCCCGCGTTGTCGCCGGGGGTGAGGCCGTATAGCAGGGTGCAGTGCGCAACCTTCTCGGCGACGGGCCCCCGAACGTACCGGAGTTCGTCGCGGCCACTGGAGTAGTACCAGCGGTCGGTGCCGAGGATGCCGGTGACGTCGATCGGTTCGACGTCGAGCATGATGCAACCAAAGTGGCCGAGCTTCATGCCCTGGCGTTCGTACACCTGCGGGTAGTCGTAGATCGACTTCGGCCTGTTGCGTTCTGCAACACCCACGGCTACGCGCCTTCCGGCATGTCGATGGTCGCCGACGTGATCGACACCTGCGACCCAGCGGTGATGGACGTCGTGTTCAAGATCAGGTCAGCCGCCGACGTACCGACGGTGCCCTGCAGGATCACGGTGCCACCGGACTGGGTGAGCAGCCGCCAGAACGTCGCCGTACCCGATGCGTCTGCCGAGGTGTCCGGACTGATCGCGTTGAACGTCGCGCGCGCCGCGGTGCCGGTGTCAGAGATGCCGGAAAATGCCGTACCCGAGCAGGTCATCTGCGCCAGTAGGGTGTTCCCAGATAGCGCCGCGTCAGCGTTGGCCGGCGCGGTGCCAGAGTAGATGTTGATGACCGCGGCGGTGCCTGCGTCGATGGCCGTGCCAAGGGCGGTGAGCATGGCCGCTGCGGCGGCCTGAGTGATGTACGGGTTCAAAGCCATCAGTGGGTCCTCACCTTCGCGCGGTACGTGCCGCCGATGTCCTGCGGCTCAAAGTAGTGCCAGATCCACACCTGGACCCGGAACTCATCTTCCTCCAGCCCGGCGTCCCGGAAAACTTCCAGAGCCTTGACGAGCTGCTTCTCGTCCATGCCCTCGAAGCCGGCAAACTCTCCGGGGCTCGACGCGACGTAGGCGTCCGCCATCTCCCGGACCAACTCCTCGTCGCGCCCGTCGCCTGTGTCGGCATCCCAGGCGTCCTTGATTGCCTCGAACTCTTCCCTCATCACGATCCCTTTCTATACCTTCTCCAGAACCAAGGCGATTCCACCGAGTTTCATGGAGTTGCTGGTTGTGAAATTCACTGCTGCGCCCGTACCGGGAACGTCGCGGCAATCCCAGTAGTCCAGGTCGCCGTTACGGCTACTGCCCCCGCCGTACCAGGGGGTGGCGGTCGGACTAGTGAAGGTCGGCGCGGCGTTGAACCCACCCACACCCAGGGCGTAGTCGCCGTCGCCGGGGGTGACGGTCAAGCTGAGAGCCGCGTTAGAGCTGGTGGCCGCCTGAGTCACCATGCCCGAGGTGCCGCCGACGTTGTCGTAGACGCGGCTGTTGGCGATCATGCGGTGGATACCCTGACTGCCCACGGACGAGGTCACCGTGATCGACCACACCCCAGCCGGGGGGGCGATGTACTCGTAGAGAGCAATGTGCCCCAACCGCCAACCCGAGTCGTTGCCATAGTCGATCCGTGACCCCAGCAGGGTCCAATCGTCGTCAACGGGGCTGCCGTCGCAGGTGGCGCTGATCGCGAAGGCGCTGGGGTTGACCCACACATTGTGACCGGATGCCGCCATCAGGTACATGCGCTGGCTGGTGCCGGCCACCACGGTGTGGGCGTAGGTCAGGGACTTGTTCAGCTGGTAGGTGTCGTCGATGCCGCCGGCGCCGGTCGAGCTCGGGGTGACAGGGCTGGGGACTTCGCCGACCGCGGCCAACTCCACCTTCTTGAGCGCCGACGCCAACGCGCCGTCCTGTTCGTGTGCGCCAGCGAGGATGAAGCGTGCGTACTGCAGGCCGGTCGCCAGCGCCCCTGTGATCTCCTGCGTGGACGCCAGCAGTGCGTCGACGTCGGCCAGCCGCGTGGCGATCTCACCCTGGGTCTGCAAGGCGAACGCGAGTTTCACCGGCTTCAGCGTCGACACCAGCGCTCCGGTGAACAGGTCCTGCTCGAAGTCGGTGCTCAGCTTCGGCAGGGTCACTGCCAGGCCGCCGGACATGCCCTGCTGGGCGTTCATCGAAACGGTCAGCTTCTTGAGCGCCACGGCCATCGGCCCTTCGGGGCGCATGTAGCCGAGCATGGTCACCCGGGTCTTGCTCAGCGCGATCGGTGCGATCGACCCGTCGTAACCGATGCCGCCGGTCAGCGCCGGGGCGACCTTCTTCAGTGCCACCGCGGCGGTCGAAGTGACGGGCGGCTGGACGATGAACCATCCGGTGGGCATCAGGTTCTCGTGATCGTCATGTAGGAGAGGATGCCGTCGGTGTCGCCGACGCAGGGGAAGCTGGTGTTGTTGTTGCTGTACAGGTACGGCTGGATTTGCTGACCGGCGTTGAGCGGCAACGTGAAGGTGGCGTGCAGCGCGTTGATCCGCATGATGTACGGGTACTGTCCGACGAGGCCGCCGATGCCGTTGGCCAGCGACGGCCCGAGCGGCTGCAGCACACCGTCGACTTTGATGGCGAGCACGCAGGCGTCCTGGTTGCTGTTGGAAATGTAGCTGGAATGCTTGATGCGCAGCGTAATCGTGTACGTGTCAGACGTTTTGATGGTGGCGTAGGTGCCGTTCCAGTCAATACCGTTCTGCTTCAACGCCGTTGACGAGAACACGGTGATGTTGGAGTCCTCGGCGATGGTTGAGCTGTCGGTGGTCAGGCGGGCGACGTGCAGGTGGGTGCCCGGCACCGGTGCAGGCGCATTGTCGATCGCCGTGTACTGGGTGTACGCGCCTGGGCCGAACCCGCTGGCAGTGCGCATGCCCACGCCGTGGCCGAGCTGCGTGATGTCGGTGGCCGACCCGGTGTCTTCGACGAGGGCGACCGGGATGTTGCCGAACAGCACCCGGAACATCCGGTCGTTGGTGCCGAACCCCGCCTCCAGCGAAAGAGCCGACCCGGCCGGGGGGTTGTTGCGCCAGTCCTCACCGGAGTTGTATAGGGTGCCGGTCGCGCCGCCGTTGCGGTAGTCCACGATCAGCGAGTTCTTGTTCGTCACATAGGCTCGCGGACCCACTTAGTTCCGTCGTCAGCTGACGCGCGCAGTACACCGCGTGGTGGGGCCGGCGGCCGTCGAGGAACGGGTACTTCAGCCCTTGGGCGATGGTCGCGGTGACCTTCTGGCGGTTGGTCAGCGTGTGAACGCCGTCGCCGATCCAGCGGTACATCTTCGTAGAGCTGGGGCTGCCTGTCCATCCCATCGTGATGTTGGAGCCGTCCGCCGATTCCATCCAGGCGTCGCCGGGGGAGCCTTCGAGCGTAAATTCCTGCCACAGCAGCGGGTCGAGCTCGCCGACGTATGTCGTCTCGACGGGATCGAGTACGCGCACACCGGCATTCAGTTCAGCGACGGCCTTGGTGTTGACCTGCTCGATGTAGGCGCTTTGGGCGACGATGACCTGAGTCTGGGCTTCGAGCGCAGCCTTGACTTCTTCGTCGGCGGGTGTGGTGATGACCGACGGGTCCAGTTCGGTGTTGGTGGAGGCGGCGGTGATGATCTTCTGGGTGACGCCGAGTCCGATGTAGGCGTCGGAGGCGGTCGCCGCCGCGTCGTCGGTGTCCTCCCGCCAGCCGGTGAGCTCCAGCAAGATGTGCGCGATGGTGCCGCCGACGAACGGGATGCCTCGGATCGCGGAGATGATGGCGTCGATGACGTCCTGAATCCAGTCGCGGATGCCGCCGAGGTCGGGCACCAGGTTGAGCACCCAGTTCTGCGGGATCGCGGTGTTGGTCTTCTTCAGCTCGGCGTCGTCCCACCAGATCGAGCCGGCCGAACAGTTTTCGCGGCAACGGAACTGGATGACCAACTGCGTGGTGCCGTCATCGGGCACCGTGTATTCGCCACCGTCGATCTTGAGCCAGTCCCCGCCCGACGATGCCGCTGGGGTGGTCAGCGATTCCAGGGTGGTCTTGCCGATCTCGAATCCTTCGGCGTCGAAGCGGACCAGGTCGAGCAGGATCGGGTCGGTGCCGGTGTAGACCAGGCCCTGCCATTTGACGTAGACGTGCGGGTTGACCTTCTGGCCGTCGGCCACGGGCACGGTGATCGACTGCAGGATTTGCTGGAGGTTGCCGATGGCGTCCACCCGCGCGCAGCCGGGGTCGGTGCGCCCGTCGTCGGGATCCCATTCCCAGCCGTTGGCCTGCTCGGAGGGGCCAATAGAGTCTTGCGTCGAAAAACCTGGTGACACAAGGAGGTTGGGCATCTTGTTGGTCAGCGAACTGATCGGCAGGAACGGCAGGTTCCACGACTGCAGCAACCCGAAGATGTTGAACGCGTTCAGCGGCGAGTTCGGGCCCAGGAAGAAGTCGCGCAGCTTGGCGACCAACTCGCCCAGACGCTCAGGGATGGTGAGGATGCCGTTGAGCACCCCCTGCACGATGTTGCCCAGAGCCAGCGGTATCGCCAGAATCTTGTCCATCAGGCTGGCGAAGAACGCACCCGGGCTGGACATGTCCAGCGGCGCAAGCAGATCCAGCAGCACCGACAAGTCAACACCGGTGGCGTCCTCGATGCGCCCGAACAGCGATGTCAGGCTCTCGGTGATCGCCTCACCGATGTTGTCGGCCCAGTCCTTGAGCTGCTCGAACGCGGTACCCAGCGGGCCGGGCAGAAACAGGCCGGTGAGCGCTTGAGTGATCGTGGAGACGATGCTCTCCACGAGCTGGCCGCGCAGCTGCGCAATCTGGTTCTGCGACATGCCTTCCCACTGCGTCCCCTTGCCGGGGGCATTGTGGACGGCAGGCTCAGCAGGTATCTGCGTGACCCAGGCTGGGATCTCGGGAAGTTCTGTCACGGGACGGGCCGCACCTTCACGTTGAACCAGGTGTCAACGGCGTTGGTGGTGAACGTCATGGCGCCTGAGGTCCGCTCAGCGCGGAAGTAGATGATGGCCGGGGTGTTGGCCGGGATGATGTTGTAGTCGTTGGCCGATCCGGCGACCGGACCCGAAGCCAAGATGGTCGGAATACCGGCCAGGTTCTGCCCGATCATGCCGCGGCCGCGGGCCAAGATGTTGCCCGAGGATTCGATGTTGAGCCGGGCCACCAGGTCTACACGCACATCGGCGCCGGTGCCGGTGATGACGCACCAGCCTGAGCAGTCTGGCCGCCAGGCGAACCCCTGCGGAGGGACCGACACCTGGCCGAGTGTGTACTGCGGCTGGCCCGAGGGAGTGTTGTTGAAGCCTGCGGGCCAGAACTCGTCGCCCACCTTCGGGGTGACGTACAGGAAGCCGTCGGCGGCACTGTTGACGACGAGCATCTGGCCGGCCACCGCGGTGCCTGCGATGTCATCGGCGTCCATCAGGTCGTAAACCCCGGAGTCGCCGGGGCGGCCGGTGTGCAAGCCCAGGTTCAGCTTGTACAGGTTTGCCGAGACCTCGGTCCACGAAGCGTAATCCGGCGATGGATTGTCCCAATCCATCGCCTCGAAGTTGATGACCGTGTCGATGTCAGGGGTGAACCCGTCGTCGCCGCGGACCAGCGCCGGGAAGTTGCCCAGCCCACCGTCAGGTGCGGCGACGGCCATGAACATGTTGGAGCTGGGATCCCAGTCCAGGGGGATGCGAAACTTGGCCACATCGATGACCAGGTATGGCTTGCCATCGATGTAGGTGGTGTTCCAGGTGGTGACGGGCACGTCAATTTCCCTTCGCCGTGCGGTGTTGCCTCTTCAGCGTATTGCAGAATGCAACACCCCTCCGGCCCATCAAAGTGGTATTGTTTTCCTCATGGAGAACTGGAAAGAGACGCCGGAATGGCCCGGCTACGAAGTGTCCGACCAGAGTCAAGCGCGATCGCTGGACCGCGAAGTGGCTGGCCGCTGGGGTGTTACACAGCGAAAGGGCAAGCTGCTGTCTCAGTCGAAAGTCGGCAACAACGGAGACGGCACGCCCCGATACTGGGCCACCACACTCTTTCGAGGTGGCCGACGCCGATGTGCAATGATCCACGTCCTCATGCTCGAAGCCTTCGTCGGCCCGAGGCCCGAGGGGGCGTGGGCCCTGCATCGCGACGACAACCCGGACAACAACACCCTTGAAAATCTGTACTGGGGAACGCCGGTTCAGAACACCCAAGACGCCACCCTGTCGGGTCGTCACCCCAACGCGGCCAAGGCGGCAAGAACGCGCTGCCGGAACGGCCACGAGTTCACCCCGGAAAACACCTATATCCGACCGGCCGGACATCGGGAATGCCGGAAGTGTCATGTTGCCGATAATAAGCGATATCGTCACAAGAATGCAGCATCTCCTACTGTTGTGGAGTCATCGTGATCACATTTATAGATTCGAGGATTCCGGTCAAAAACCGCTGATGCTTCGCCAATGGTGACTCTTCTGCTTTTCCGTCACCGATCTGCAACAGAATATCGCGGTGAGTCGCGTCGATCTTGAACTGCACTTCTTCGACATAGTCGGTGAAGACGCGGGTGCGGCCCATGTACAGCACCGAGATCAGGCCACCCTTGAACACGTCCTTGCCGAGGGTGTACACCTCCGCGTTGCGGAAGGTGACGATCGCGGACACCCAGCCCCGCGAATCCCACATCGCGTTGATGAAGCCGAAGATGGTCTCGATGTTGTACGGCGCGCTGGTGGTGGCCGTCATGACTTCGATGCCCGGGTGGTACGGGCCGACCTCGTTGCGGCGGCTGTAGTTCTGCATCAGCTGGAACGCCAGCAAAGTGTTGTTGAGGAAACCTTCGAGCAGATTGCTGGGTATGCCAGTGAATCCGATCAGGATCGCGATCGAGTCGATGACCCAAGCAAAGGTCGCGTTCAACAAATCGTTGAGCCACTTCGGGCTACGCCCGCCGATAATGTGCTGCCAACCCTTGGGCGTGTGGAAGGACAGCCGGCACGTGACGACGTTGCCCTTCTCGCCCTGCTCCGGTGCGATCAGCATCGCCCACGGCTCAACGAAGTCCACACCCAGATGCTCAGAGATGAACACACCGTCGCGGCCAGGCGCGTTCTTGATGACGCCCAGCATCTCCCCGAAGAACGACCCGGCCACGTCGACAACCTGGCGCACCGCCGAGTCGATGATGGTGCCGGTCGGGCCCGTGATCTGCGAGCGGTCCTTGACGGTCACCACGTAGGTGGGCTGGGTGAGCCGCATCGCCTCGTTGTTGCGCGTCCACTCGTCAGGCTGCTCATCGCCAGGCAGCCACAGGTTGACCTGCACATCCACGCCGTAAGCCCGGGTCACGTCAGCGATCACCGCGCCGCACGTCTCCATCCGCACCGTGCGACAGATCAGCGGGCTGGTATCGAAGAACGGGTTAGTGCGCACCACGTAGACGGGCGTCTTGAGCATCTGGAAGATGTTGCCCTTGGACTGCAGCAGGGTGCCGAACCATGCGCGCATATCGGGGTTGAGCGACAGCGCGTTGTTGACGAACTCCCAGATCCCCAGCTGCAGACGCATCGCGTTCTCGGCGACCATCGCCTCGATGCACATGCACAGCCCGCCCAGGTAGATGGCGTGACTGAACAGCTGCAGCTGAAGCGGTGACCACCACGACGGCCAGACCAGGATGTGATTCAGGATGTCGAAAATGCCGTTGAGCTGGGCCGTGCCCACCCACGCGCCGTTCTCGAACTCGTAGTCGAACGAGTCTACGTAGAACGCGAACCGCAGGCCTTGGGTTTCGACCAGCACGCCGACCATCGTGGACTTGCAGCTCATGAACGTGTCGGTCAGCCACGACTCACCCTTGACCTTCAGAGTGGCCGCCGCCATCTTGTTGCGCGGGTCGACACCTTCGAGGCTGATCATGTCGTCGCCCATGTCGCCGATGCGCGTCCAGAACTTGTCGTGCACCGAGACGCGCCACGTCTGGTCGACCGCGGAATGTCGCTCGGCCAGCTTCTCGGCGGCCTCGGCGGCCGACAGAATGTCGCCGGCGGTGAGGTTCTGGTTGAGAAGCGCCATCTCCTGCACCGGGGTGAGCGGCGCCGGCCCGAGGCGCTTGCGCGGCGGGATGTACACCTGCGGCAATGCCGGGTTCACGGGGGGCGGCTCATCGTCTCCACCGAAAGACTCTGGGAAATCCAAGGGAAACTGGGACATCTATAACGGCCATCGTCGAAGGGGAAAAATGCTACTCTTGGTGACATGCCCACGGAAAGATGCCAGCCAGGATGTGTTTGCTACCTCCATCGAAAATGCCCCCCAGGATGCACCTGTGGTCGCCACCGGCCGAAGTCTGAGAAGATGATGGCCTTCGCCAACGGGGAGCGGAACAGGGCGCAGTTGCGACAGCAGGCGGCCCGCGGAGTCGGCGGACAGAACCGCGACACAGCCTGGAAAGCGAAGGTCTCTGCGGCTCTTACTGGGCGCTCGCTCTCTGAGGAGCACCGTCGCAAGACGGCCGCGGCCAACCGCGACCCCGCGCTGAGAAGGCAGAAATCGGACGCCCGCAAGGCGCGACGCAAGCCGGCCGAGAGCCATCAGCAGATACACAAACGGCTGGTGCGAGATGGCGGCCCAGCGAGGAACCATCCTTGCGTCGACTGCGGGAATCCGGCCAAGGACTGGTCCCACGACTGCCTGACATGGGAGAACACCGCGCAGGAAATTCTCAACCGGCACGGCAAGCGCCTGGTGTTCAGTACCGATCAGTCTGCTTATCATCCGCGATGCAAGCCATGCCACAACCGCTTAGATGCGGGTGTCATGCCCTGGCTCCTCCCTTCCGTTAGGTAATCTTAAAGAGGCCAGCTTCTATAATGGCCAGCGTCTTAAAGGAGTTCCGGCGGCGATGATCCGGCTGTCTGCGTCACCGCCGACGATCTCCACCTTGACGCTGTAGGTGCGCGGCGCGGCCGCAGTCGGCATCGCGGGTACCGGCTGCGCGAAGCGGCCCTTGAGCAGGCTGTACATGTTGCCCTGCGGCGGCTTCACGCCGAGCACCGACTCGGATGCCTGCTCCAGCGGTGTCGTGTTGTTCCCTCCGGCAAACGACAGGTAGTCGTTCCTGGCCTCCTGCCAGATCGCCAGCTCCTGCGGGCTCGACGGCACCGACGTCAAGTCCACGACGCTGCGCTTGCGTGGATCGGCGCGCAGCTGCACCACCTGGCCGGACAGCAGCGGCCCGTAAGACACCATGTCTTCGAGCTCGGGCCCGGCCGCGATGTTGAAGGTGCCCGGCCCGTACAGGGTGTAGCGGTCCCACATGTCCTGGTCGCCCATGTTGATGCGGGTCAGCTTGCCCGACTGGGTCACCTCGTTGTGGTCGCCGCCGGTGACCCGCCGGATGCGCGCCGGGGTGGCCTGAGTGATCAGCGCGGCACCGGCCTGCATGCCGAACCCCAGGCCGCGGTACGCCGCGCCGATGGCCGACCCGGTGCCGACTTCCTTGTGGTCGAGAATCTTCGTCCAGCTCTTGCCTTCTCCGCGGAAGAACCGGAACATCCGAGGGTTGCCCTGGTAGCCGGCGACCAGCTTCCACTTCTCACCCGGCAGCGGCGGGATCACGATGACCTTGCTCGTCATCTCGGTCTGGTCGAAGTCGATGAAGTAGGACAGCTTGCAGATGTTGTTCTCCATCCGCAGCCGGATGCCATACCCGTTCCAGGTGCCGTCCGGATTGCGGCCCATCCGCGCCCACAGGTCGTTGGCGGCGCCGCGCGGCAGCGACCACTCCTGAAACGACCCGTACTCCATGACGACGACCTGGTTGTCGGTCGTCGTTTCGGCGGTGACGCCGCCCTCGCGGTACGGCCCGGCCACCACGTCCTGGGTTCTGGTGCCGGAGTTTTCGATCCAGGTGGCCTCCCCGCCGCGTGACCGGCAGTAGGCGTCGCTGGGGGTGCCGTCCCCGGTGTAGAACTGCGGCCACAGCGGGCCGAGGCTGGTCGGGTACTCGGTCTTGAATGCGTCCAGCTCGAAGATGTTGCCGTTGGCGTCCTCGGTGTAGACGCTGCCGATCTCGCCGGGGGTGGCCTGGGTGAGGACCGCCGCGCCGGCCTGCATACCGAAGCCGACACCCCGGTGGTTGGCGTCCATCATCGACAGGTTGTCGGTGTCGGTGGTGGCGATGACGGTGAACACGCCGAGCCTGTTACGGCGGCGCAGCGCGAACCGACGCGACCCCTCCTCGACGTCGAACACGAACCGCTCGCCGCGGATCGGCGGCCACAGCTCGAAGTTGCGTTCGAGTTCGGTCTCCACGAAGTTGTTGAACACCGAGATCTGGGTGTAGCCCCAGCCGATGCGGCCACGCACGCCGTTGCCGTTCCAGGTGCCGTCCGGGTTGCGGCCCATCCGTAGCCAGATGTCGTTGGCCGCGCCGGCTCCCACGGTGAACTCGGGCGTGGTGCCGATCAGCGTGTAGACGGCTTGGGCGTTGGTCGGGGTGTTGTAGCCGACGAAAGGTCCGTTGACGACCCGGCGCGTGCCGGTGAAGAAGATGCTGTCCTCGTCGTCCTTCCATGATGCTTCGCCATCGACGATGCGCAGGAACCCTGAGCCGGTGCCGCCGTAGCGCAGCGGCCAGTTCGCCCCGAGGTCGGTCGGGTTGTCACCGGCGAAGTCTTCAACGAAGTCCTCGTAGGTGAACACGAACGTGTCGGTGTTGTCGTAGGACCGCCAGAAGGCATCAGCCGACTTGAACGGCCAGTTGAATTGCTGCCTGGTGAACTTGCGGCCCAGCAGCTTGTCGACCGGGTTGCGGGTCCAGCGCACCGACGCCCACCAGCGGCCCGCGTACTGGTCGAAGAACGACAGCTCGCCCGGCTTCTTCGCATCCCACGCGGCGATCCAGTCGCGCAGCACCTGGGCGGTGCGCTCCGGGGTCTTGCCGATCACCTCGACGGTCATGTCCGCGTCGATCGGATCGTAGAGCGCGTCGACGAAGGTGACGCCGTCCTGGGTGGCGCCCTTCTGCTCGATCGGCGCCCACGGTGGAATCAGCCCGGACATGTCTTTGAGCTGCACCGACTCGGGGGCGTTCACCTTGTCAGGGATGGACATGCCGCCCATCAGGTAGAACACCATGCTATCATCAAAGCTGCGATAAACCATCGTTGGGCGTTTGCCACGGAGGAAGTAATAGGCCCCATGAGGGGTTATCGGGTTTGCTGGGTATCTCCGTAGAATTGTCATCTAAAACCCACCACGGTATCACTGCCTTCGGTACACTTGAGGGCATGTCGGAAATCTGGAAACCGGTCGTCGGATCTGAAAATTACTACGAAATCAGCAACCTCGGCCAAGCCAAAAGCCTCGACCGAATAATCAACACACGCGGCAGGGGCAAGCGAAAGCATCAAGGCCGCGACCTCAAGGCCACCCTCGACAGTCGCGGGTACCCGATCGTCTCGATTGGAGGCAGGACCAGGAAGATCCACCAGCTGGTACTGGAAGCGTTCGTCGGCCCCTGCCCTCCAGGAATGGAGGGGTGTCACAACAACGGCTGCCCGACCGACAATCGCCTGGAGAACCTGCGCTGGGACACCCCGTCGAGCAACAGTCAAGATCGAATTAAGCATGGCAACCACAACAACGCGAACAAAACTCACTGCCCTCAGGGTCATGAATACACGCCAGAAAACACCTACAAGACCCCACGAGGACATCGCCTCTGCCGCGCCTGCCAAGCCCTTCATAGCAACAAGGCATCGCAAGCAAGGCTGTCCACTCCCGAAGGCCGGGCTGAGCGTGCCTCCTACATTCGAGACTGGCGAAGGCGCACCGGACGAACCGACGACCTTGGCAACCGATACGCCCGGCGCACCCACTGCAACAACGGGCACGAGTTCACACCCGAGAACACTGCCATCCGCAGTGACGGCGGCCGACGGTGCCGCGAGTGCAGGCGCAAGTAATCCCATCAGCGTGCTCCTGGCAGGGCGTAGCGACCGAAGTCCTGGGATGCGGCCCGATTGTCGGTGGTGAAGTAGTTCTCGATCCGCACACCAGTGTTGCTGACCGGGCCCGGCGCGCCGCCCTCGCCGGTGTGCTGGATACCGCTCGGGTTCGGGCCTTGGGCGGCAAGCTGCTCAGGGGTGGCCGGGCCGACGCCGGGCAGCGCTGCGCCTTCGCCCAGCGGACCGCCCTGGGCGGCCTTGCCTGCGACGTTGGCGATGGCCGGTGCGGCACCGGTGATGCCACCGACCAGTCGGGTGATCCAGTTGTTGTTGGCCAGCTCAGAACCACCCGAGGGCAGGAACGTCTGCTGCAGACCCTGCACGGCGATGCCTGCGGCCTGGGCGCCGAACTCGATGGCCCGCTGGGCTTCCTGCACGCCGATCTGGATGGCAGCCGAAACTGCCGCGCCGGATCCGGGCGCGTACGCATCCGCAGCCATCGACGCAGCACCGGAAGCGGCACCGGCGAGTGAACCGATGACGCCGCCGCTGACCTCCAGGCCGGAGCCGTAACCAGTGTCCGGGTCGGCCACGGAACCGATGTGGGTGCCCTGCGTGGCGACACCGCCGGGGGTGGCGATACCGCCCGGGGTGAGCGCCGGGCCGGGAGGGGTACCCGTGCCGGCATGCGGAACGCCCGGAGCGCCGGCGACACCGGGGATGGCCGGCGGCGCCGGAGGGCCAGCGGGTGGGGCTGGCGGAGGCACGACACCCAGCGGTGCCGTCATCGGGTTGTTGTCGGCAGGCTTGCCCGCGGGCGGGGCGGTCAGGGTCTTGAGGTAGTCCTTCGCCGACGTAGAAGGCAGCAACCCCGGACCGGACCGGGCGGGCGTGCCGGTACCGGGGGGCGCGCTGGCGCCGGTGACACCGCCAAGCAGCTGATCGATCGCGCCGCCGCCCTCGTAGTGCAGGGCATTGCGGAAGTCATAGACGCCCTGCTGCCCACCCATCGCGGTGACATCTTTGCGGGTCAGCATGTGCTCGCCACTGTGCGCGACGATCGGCACCTCGCCATTTCGGACAGGGCCGGCCGGAGAGGTTAGGGGGTTCCACAGGGACTGCATCGTCGGCGCGAACACGTCGAGCGGGTTGGTGCCGGGCACGCCGGATCCAGGGATTCCGCCAGCCATGGTCGGGGCGAACACGTCGAGCGGGTTGGTGCCGGGAACACCGGATCCAGGGATTCCGCCAGCCATGATGGAGTCGATGGCCGGACCACTCGGCGGGCCACCACCCCACGGCACGATGTTGTTGGGGTTCTGCTGGATCCAGGCGGCCATCTCATCGCCGGACAGGCCGGTGGGCACTGGCAGCGGCTTGCCGAGGCCGTCCAGCAAGAAGTTGCCGGGCTGGCCTTGGCCGCCGGGTGAGGTGATCGCCTGGCGCCATGCGGGCAGGAAGTTGCCGCCGGGGCCAGGAGCGCCAGGGGTGGGGGTGTTGCGATTTGCAACACCCGGGCCGCCCGAGGTTCCACCGCCGCCGGCTGTCGGGCCGGGAGCGGCACCGGTGCCACCGTGGGGCACGCCAGCGGGGCCAGGAGCCGCACCAGTTCCGGCGTGCGGCGCACCACCACCGGCAGCACCGCCACCGAACGCGCCGCCGCCAGGCCAGTTCGTCACGAACACCGGCACAGCAGAACCGCCGGGAGCGGTCGCGCCCGGAAGTCCAGCGGCCGGGACGGTCGGCACTCCGAGTGCACCGGCCAGCGGCGACGACGCGCCAGCGCCAGTGAGCTCGGCCATCAGCTGGGCAGGGTTCTCCCGGCCCTCCAGGCCCATCCCCCAGTCGCCGCCGGAGGGGTTCTTCCGGAAGATCTCGGCCGCGATCTCGGCCTGCTGCTGCGGGGTCGCGGCCAACGCGTTCGGCGCGAATCGAGTGCCGCCCGCGCCGGCCCACGTCTGCGGCGTGATCTGGAACAGACCCTCGGCTTCGTTGCCCCTGCTGTTGGAGTCGACGATGCCCTGCTTCTGGTTGACGCCGCCGGACTCGCGGTTGATCAGGTGGTTCCAGCCGGGCAGGCTCGACTGCCACTTGCCTGAGGCGTCCTGGAACAGGCTGCCTGCCAACCCCCCGGCACCGCCAGCAGCGGCAGCAGGGAGGGCTGTCACAGCGCCGAGATCAAGCCCACTACCCTTGGCCGGCTCGATGTGAGCATGGTCCTGATGGCCACCCCAGTTGTCGGCGTAGTAGCCGGGCTGGGAGGTTCCCGGGCCGACGAGCTGGCCGGATCGGATGCCCGTCTTCTCGCCGGTCGTCGGGTCGCTGTAGATGAACTCCTCGAACAGTTGGGCATTCTGGCGCGCGAACTTGGCGAACTCCGTCATCTTCGCGCTGCCGTACCCGCCGATCGGGTCGGTGACGTCGACCTCGCGGTCGGTGGCCGCGCCGTCGTTGGTGTGGCTGGCGTAGGTGGCGCCCCGCAAGCCCAGCTTCTGCAGCAGGGACAAGCCAGGAAGGTTGGTGACTTCCTGGTTGGAACCGATCGGGACGCCGTTATACAGCCCGCCGCCGACAGCGACAGGGCCCAGCCCGGTGGGGGTGACAGTGCCCGCCCCGAACTGACTGACGCCGTACGCCGCGTTCGCCGCGTCGGCCCGCTTCTTGTAGTCAGCGGGCGCGTTGTAGTAGCCGCTCAGCGCACCGGCAATACCGACCAGACCCGACCCGTTATCCTCGTTGTTCGGGTAACCGAGCCCCGCCTGCATCCCCTTCATCGCGCCCAGCACCGGCGCGGCACCGAGGGTCGCGAAGAACTTCACCGCGTTCTCGGCCAACCCGGCCAACCCGTCGCTGATGCCGAGGTCGTCATCGAGAGCGACACCGAGGCCGCCGAGGGCGTCCTTCAGGCTGGAACCGAAGTCGTCCATCTGACTGGTGAGGTCCTGGAACTCGCCGCGCTCGGCTTCCTTCATGTCACGGATCGACTGCAGGTAGTTCTGCTCGGCGTCGATGACATCCTGGGTGGCCGCGGCGACATCATCCTGGGTGTGGTTGACGTCGGCCAGCACGGACAGGTACTTCTTGCGCTTCTCCTCTGCGGTGACGCGCGCAGACTCCGCGTCGGCGGTCTCCTGCATGATCTGCATCGGGTCGGTCCGGTAGTAGCCGGTCTTGCCGATGTTCTCGTAGTCGGGCGGCAGTTCAGTAACACCCTCGGGCACCTGCCACGGGGCGCCCGAGAACTGGCCGACCGGGATGTTGGCCAGCTCGAAGGTTCCCGGGGTGGACTGGAAATCCTTGGGGTCGGTGGTCGTCGGGACGGGCGCCGGGAACCAGCCATTCATCGGGGCCGGTGCCGTGTTCCATGGGGCGAGCGCGCCGCCGGCTCCGCGCGGCAACGGGCCGCCCGGAGTGGCAGGAGTGGCCGTCGGCGCTGCTCCGTCGTCGCCAAACAAGTTGCGGAACTGGTCCTCCCAGAAAGGAAGGATTGGAAGCCAACCAGGGAAGATGCGGTCCTCGCCGGTTGGCTGATCCTGCACTGGGAAGTTCGGGGCCACAGCTTCTACGCCCGCGGCGGCGGCGGCCCCTCCGGCAACGACGCCAGCTCCACCCAGGAAACGCAGCAGCACGGGCGGGATCTTGATGCGCCCGAACGCCGCGTTGATGCCGTTGGCCGCCTCGTCGGCGTAGCCGGTCAACCCAAGCAGCGCCCCGGCAATGCCACCCTTTCCTGGCCCGAGCGTCTTGAGCAGCCACATGAACGGGCCACGCAGCTTGGCCCCGGCCATCATGGCCACGAACCCCCACAGGACATTCTCCCAGCCGCCGAGCACTTCGGCGATGCGGTCGGCCTTAGGCATCAGGGTGTTGAAGACGCGCGCCAGGGCGGCGACTATCTTGGCGATGTCCACGATGACTTCTTTGACCGTGTCCAAGGTGTTGCGGAACTCGGCAACAGAGCTTGTTCCCGAGAGCCGCGTAGATCTCCTTGCCCAGGTCAATGACAAAGTCGATGAGGTACTTGGTGGCGTCGATGCCCTTCTGGATGAAGTTCTGCAGCGACCCGTCGGCGGCCGAGGTCTGCACCAGGTTGTTGAACCGGGTCATCAGGTCGGTGAACAGGTCGCCGATCTGCGGGAGGAACGTTGAACCCACCTCGACGAGCTTGACCATCCCCTGCGTGAACTGGCCCAGCGCCGGATTGAGGTGCTGGAAACCGGCGATGATGTTGTCGATGGTCACGCCGATGCTGGCCTGCGACTCCGGCGTCATCAGCACGTTGGTCACGCCCATGAACGCCTTGTTCATCTCGGTGGCTAGACCGCCGAACAGCTGCGACATCTCCGGGCCGAACTCAGCCGACCACCGCGTGGATCTGCTGGGCGACGTTGGCGAACAGGTTGTCCTGGGTGAGGGCTTTCAGGTCGCCGAGGGGTCCGTCGACGAGGTTCTTGATCTCGATGGCGGCCTGCTGCGCATTCGGTGACAGTAGGGCCAGGCCTTCGGCGAACTTCTTCGGGTCGGCCATGTCACCGACCGTGTCGAAGAAGCCGTGGAATCCCATCGTGAGGGTGCCGATGGCGGCGGCACCGGCGGCGGCCACCGCGGGGAGCGCAGCCAGGCTCTGACTGGCGGTGACCAGAGCCTCGGCGGTACTGCCGGCAATAGCGGCCAGCGGCAGCAGCACGCCAGTGTTGAGTCGGCCACCGGGCAGGATGGCATTCAGGTTGCGCGAGGTGTACTCGCCGAGGCCGCCGGTCAGGCCGCGGATGCGGTCGTTGGCCTGCTGCTTGCGGTGTCGGCGCAGCGACTCGCTGGCCTCGTCGACGCGGCTGGCCTGCTCCTGGTACGCCTCGGTGACCCTCTTCGCCTGCTTCTCCAGGTCGTCGCGGCCGGCGCCACGGGCGACCATGTCGTTGTACGCCTGGTGAAGGTCAATCGCCTTCTTCGTGGCGGTGCCGACCGCGTTGAAGGATCGGGTGAGCGCGGCACTGTCGCGGATCTGGTACTGGTGCGCGCCGCGCAGGTGATCGATCTCGTTTCTCGCCAGGAGAGCGGACTGCGCGTAGTTGCGCATGTTGGTGGCCTGGCTGCGCACGAACGCGTCGGCCTGCTGCTGGTCGGTCAGTAGGCCGTTGAGCCCGCCGCGAGCCGTCTCGACGTTGGCGGCCATCTTCTCGTAGGCGTCACTGACCTGCTCGGCCTTCTTGACCAGAGCGTCTTGGCCCGCGCCGTCGCGGACCATCTTCTTGTATTCCTTGTGCTCGCGCAGCGCCGCCCTGGTGGACTCCTGCGCAGTGATGAAGCTGCGCGCCAACTGCTTGTTGCCGCCGATGGTCGTCGCGTGGACAACGGACAGGTCCTTGATCTCACGGCGCGCGGCGGCGGCCGACTTCGCGTAGTCCCGCAGGGACGTCTGATTGGCGTCGATGGCAACACGGGACAGCTTGTGCTGCTTGCTCAGCCCCCTGATGTTCTCGGTGACCTCACCGATGATCTTGTTCTCGGCTTCGTGCGCCGCGGTGACACGGTTGGTCTGCTGAAGGAGTTCCCGGTGGCCGGCGATCCCCTCCTTGACCATCTCCTTGTACCGCTTGCGCTCCTTGGTGGTCTTCTTCGTCGCCTCGGAGACACGCTCCAGCCCCTTGGCGACGTTGGCGTTGTCCTTGATGGCGGTGGTGTTGACCCGGTGCAGGTCTTCCAGGTCGCGCCGGTGCTTGATGGTGGCAGCCGACAGCCGGTGGAAGTGTGTCGCGTTCTCCTTGAGCAGCCCGAGGTGAGCCTTCTCCTCCTGGTTGGCGGCGGCCTGGGCGCGGGTGCGGTCGTTGGCGGCAGCGGTGTACCGCTGTGAGGTGTAGACGAGATTCTGCTCGGCGTCGTCCAGCTCTCTGACGGCATCGACGCGCGCCAAGGTGAGCTGCTTCTGCCTCTTCGCGGCGTCCTCGCGCTTCTTGTCGAGGTTGGCCTGAGCCTTCGCCGTCTTACAGGTCTGGACGGCCAGCGACTCGATCTGCTGCCCGACCTTCAGAATCTCTTTGTCGATCGACAGGATCTGCTGCTCGGCCGCCTTGCGCCGCTTCTTGCTCTTGATGTAGGTGTCGTGCGCGTTGATCAGGCCGTCGTAGGACTTGGCCTGCTTGTCGTTGAGCGCGATGACCGTGTTCGACAGCCCCTGCGCGCCGCGCTCCAGGCGCTTGTTGGCATCGTTTTCCAGCGACTCAACGTACCGGCGAAGCTGCTCACCTTCCTTGATGAGCTGGTCTTTGCGCAGGCGAGCGTAGATGTCGATATGTATGGCGATTGTAACTCACCCCACTCGGTCAGCGTCGTTGTGCGTGAACAGCTCCAGCCGCTTCAGGCGCGCAGCCTCGCCAGCCTCTTCGGCCGTACCAAAGCATCCCACGTGGACGTACTTTCGATTGTGCACAACGCACGCACGCCACCGACCATTCGACAACTCGTAGACGCCTCGAATCCCACTCTTGCCGTGAGCGCTTTTCCGGTTCTCCTTGTTCTGTTTGCTCGTCGCCAAGCGCAGATGGGCAGGGTTGACGCACAGCGTAGAGCAGGTGTGCCGGTGGTCGATCTCTCCACCGTCAGGGATCTCACCGAAGGTGAGCTCGTAGGCGTAGCGGTGCGCGGCGTGCGTCTTACCGCCGGCTTCGAGGCGGAAGATGCCGTAGACGTGCTTCTTCGTGCCACCCTTGCCGCCAGTCCACAGCCAGCAGTCGTCGGGCCCGGCCTTGTCGACCAGTCGCCAGAACCGTTCGGCCGGCGGCTGGCCCCACGCACCCTTCGGCGGATCGGTCGTCCCGAACTTCTTCAGGCGTCGGAGATGCTTCTCGCAGAGGCCCTGGCCGTGAACCGTCTTGTCGCAGTCGTCGACGGAGCAGATAGCGGTGCCAGCCATCAGCCCACCTCTACATCGTCAAACTCGGCATCGTCGAAGCCAATGATCTCACCATCATCAGGGGTGTTGCGTTTCGCAACACTGGGCCGAGCCGCGAAAGCATAGAACCCCTCCCGAACTTCGGTCTGAGCTTCCGCCTTCTCGGCCATCTCCCGCAACTTGACCGGCGAGTAGAAGATAGTCGACCCGTACTCTTCGCCCTTCACGCCCTTCACGTAGGCGGCGCGCAGCACCGCCACCTCGTTGGCAATCTGGGTCCAGATCTTCTCGTCGCCGGAGAACTCGCCGCCGCGCGCGGCGGTCTTGAACGCACCCCGTTCGGGCATGAACTCCAGAAGCTCCATCAGCTCATAGGAGGACATGGTGCCATCGTGCCATTCTTTTATGCGGCGGTGATGGTACTGCGACAGGTCACTAGCTATCTGTCGCGGATACTGCCTCCATAGCCACTGGGCTTCAAGAACTTTTGGAGTCGTTGTCCTGACGCTTCCGAAGCTCGATGGACTGGCTGCCCCAGATGCGCCACACGTCGGCCGCTGACTTCCCGCCGGCCACCAGTCGGCCGTAGTCCGCCTCGCCGAGGGCGATCTGAGCGACCTTCACCGAGTGCGGCGGCTTGACCAGCTGCTCGACACCGTCCGCGTTGACCTTGCGATAGGGGCGCTTGAGTGCGCCGCGTTGGCCGGGAATGACAATGCCGGTCTCGTTGCCCTCGTCGTCCCTGAGGCGCTGCTCGGGGATGTCGTCTTCGCGGGCGTAGGACTCCATCTCGAACTGAAGTTCTTCGTACGCTTCCATCGCTTCATCGCTGAGCATCGCCAGGTCAGGGTGCGGGGGGACGTTGACGGTGGTGCCGTCATTGAGGGTGATCGGGGTGTCACGAAACACCGAGTCGTATTCGGTGGCTTGTTCACGCGCCTGATCGGCGGCCTCGGGGGCGGTGTGGGGAAGGTTCTTCACTTTATCTGCCATAGGGAATGGTCTACCAGATGCGGCACCATGTGTTCAAACATGCGTTTTACAAGCACAACAATGAGGTTCTATCGTGGAGAACATGGTTGGAACGAGATCAGAATTAGGCCCATCGGCGCAAGCCGTTGCTGATGCCGTTCGCCGGCACCGCGAAAGGATGGGGTGGAGCTTCGCGCGGCTGTCCCGCGAACTCACCAAAGCTGGCCGCGACATCCCCGCGCTGGGACTGGGCCGCATCGAGACGGGGCAGCGCCGCGTCGACGTGGATGACCTGACCGCGCTGGCCGTGGTGTTCGAGGTGTCGCCGGTCAGCCTGCTCATGCCGCGGACCGAGGCGGACCACCCCGACGACTTCGTGCAACTCACCGGCACCGACACCATGCCGGGCACCCGGGCGTGGTCCTGGCTGATCGGGGCGTACCCGCTCGGCGGGTCGGTGCTGTCGTTCTACAACCATGCGCTGCCCTCGTGGGAGCGCAACGCGCTGGAAGAGAACCTCGGCGCCAAGCGCTCCGGCAAGCTCGACTGATGGACGAGGTCGCCGTCATCTGCCTGCGCGACAGCCCCTTCAAGCTGAAGGTGTTCCACTCCCAAGGGCTTCTGCGACTGACCGAGACGCGGACCCGCCCTGGGCCGTGGCGAACCGGGGAGGTCTACGACCACATGCTGGGCGAAACCTGGGTGGAGCTTCGCAAAGGGATGCACATCGAATGCATCCAGGAGAAGTGCTGCGACGAGTGCGGGCCCAAGATCAAGGTCCGCGTAGACGGCAAGACAGTCATGCGGTGGCCGGCCAGGCTCCACGTCTGACTACTTGCAGGCTACACTAAAAAGCCCCAGGCCATCTGACCTGGGGCTTTTTAGAGTCTTGATACTCAGGCACTGTTGCGAAACGCAACAGCCCGGCCAGCTACGTCGTAGCCTGCCCTTTGATCTCCCCCACCAGGCGCTCAGCGAGGTACTGAAACCCCGCCTTGCTGAGATGCACCCCATCCGAGGACACGAAGAAATCTTGGTTGCCGTCACCCTCCGGCGCTCCGACGCTGCCGGTCCCGGTGAACCAGCCCTTACCACGCTGATCGATGAACAGGTCGACGTGCGGGCTCACTGCTGCAGCCGCCTTCAGCACATCGTTGGTGTTATCCAGCGAGGACTCTGTCCAGCCGGGAGGGGTCCACGGCTCAGCACCGGCCACGATCAGCGGAACCCCCGGGTGCGCGGCCTTGATCGCGGCCCAGCAGGCGTTCGCCGCCACGGTCAGAGCATCCACCTGCGGCGTCGTGTCGGCGGCGTCGTTCGCGCTGCCGTAGACGATGATCGCGTCCGGGTTGTCGACCGCAGTCAGCGCCGCGATGCGCGAGCTGTGTCCGTAGACGTTCTTGCCCAGGTAGTTCTCGCCGTTCTTGGTGTACCCGGTGCCACCCTGCCCGAGGTTCGGGCACTCCCAGCCGGCGGCGCTGGCTATAGCGCCGCACAGCGCGCCGGCCATAAGGACACCCTCGGTGGTCGGCGGGGTACCGGCGACGATGGAGTCGCCGAGGATGGGCACCTTGAACCGCGCGGGCGCCGCCCAGGTCTCTGCTGCGCCAGGGAGCCAGATGCCCGAGAAGCTGTTGTTGCCCAACAGCACGCGGATTTTCCGGACGCGGCTGGTGGCGAACTGTACGACCAGCCAGCCGGCGCCGCCGGAGACGGGGTAGGTGCCGAACTCGGGCCACAGAGGCATGTCGTCGACATAGATTTGGTAGTCGCACGCGCCCTGCACGTAGGAACCGATACCGAAGCGGTCGTCATCGAGGTAGAACTCGACCTCGAAGCCCTGGTAGGCGTCGGGAGCGTCGGTCATGCCGCTGTCGAGGGAGAACCAGTGCGCCGCGGACAGGGAGTTGGTCAGGTTCGTGTTGATGCGGAACCGGCCGGTGCTGTTGTCCGGCTTGAAGACCTTGGGGCTGGCGAACACAGGCTCGGTGCCGGTGGCCACGGCGGAAGTAACGTCAGAAGCCGGGTACGGCGCCCTCGCCATCGGGGACACAGGCAGGTGAAGCCTGGACGCTGACCTGATGGCCGCTTCGATGCGGTTCAGTTCCGCGGCGGTGATCGGCGTGTTGCCGCCTTTGCCGGTGGCCCAGATTTTCGGTGTGGCAGGCATCGGGCCTCCGTATCGGCTGGCTAATAGGATTCCGCCAAACCCAAAGCGTGCCCCCTGCGCCGTCATCCAGGGAACACGCTGTTCCCGGGGAACAAGTCGTTCCCCGGGAACGGGTCGACTAGGAAGATCCCTTGATGTCGGTCCAGCTCTCGCCGTCGATCCACTCGTGGTAGTACAGGGGGATCAGCTCGTCGGAAGTCGGATCGTTGGGGTCCTTGCCGACGAAGTACGGGTCGGGCAGCACCATGTAGCCCAGCGAACCGGCGTCCGGGTCGGTCTTGGACCGGCGGAACGAACCGATGTCGTTGAGCTTGCACAGCGAGTAGCCCTCGGCCGTGTAGAGGAACTTGCCGCGCTTGCGGCGGGCGAACATCAGGATGATCTGGTACTCGGGGCCCTCGTTGTCGACAGGCTTGCCGATGCCGAAGTTCTCGGTGCCGGGGTCTTCGACGATGCTGTCGCCGTTGGCGTCGGACAGCTCCAGGTTCATCCGGAGACGCTTCATCAGCGGCTTGACCGTCTCGACACCGGTGAAGTTGATCGACAGGCTCTCGGACGTCAGGTCCGAGTCGAACGGCATGTTCGACTGCAGGATCATCTGGTTGTCGTTCGAGATGTCGGCCGCTCGTTCCGGTCCGCCGTCTTCGGTCAGGGCGCCGATGAGGTGGAAGCCCTCGTTCGGTTCGGGGTTGGTGATCCAGTCACCGTCCACCAGGATGTGCGCGAACAGGTCGTCACGCGGGGTGCCGTCCTGCGCGAAGGGCGACCAGCCGCGTGTCGCGGGCGAGCCGGCGACCCAGGGACTGATGTTGGTGGCGGCACCGCGGTTGCTGCGAATCAGAATCGCTGCGAGACCGCCACGGGTGTTGAAGCGGGAGTCGACATCGCCGAATCCGCCTGCCCGCCAGCTGGTGCCGGTTGCTCCTGGAAGTGCCATTGTGGACGCCCTTTCTTCACGCTGAATACTATGCTACGAAACTGCCGTTGACCCGGTGATCTAGTCGTAAGTCTGCCCGAAGATATACCGACCTGTGTAGCGGATGACCTTGTCGTTCTCGTACGGCCAGCGGTGCGGTGATTCTTTTACCTTCATCCAATCGAAGCTGCCCTCCATTTCTAGAGTCCTTCCTAGGAGCAGCATTCGGCGGTGTACTACATCTTTGATGTTGCGTGCTGCATCTTCGCCAGCCTGTTTATCAATCAGGATGTCCAGCTGGATGAGGTCATCTGCGGTGGATTCTTCGAGGTTTTCGGCGCTGCCGGGGATCTTCTGCACCAGAACAAACGGCAGCGGGTCACCGGCGCGTCGCGTGTTGGCGACGCGATACAGCGGGTTGCCGTCGAGCCACTTGACGGCAACCGTTTCGCCGTCGTCGGGCCCGACATCCAGGATCTCGGTCATGTGAAGTCACGCTCTACTTGCGCGGCCCACGCGAACGCCGGCGTCGGAGTCCAAGGACTCTTGTGCCACTTGCCCTTAGTGTCGACCCAGTTGCCCTGACTGTTCTCGGGATCGTGGTCGGCCACGGTGCCGTACTCCAGGAGGTGGGCGATCGGACTGTCGCTCACCACCCGGCTTTGCCACACAAACTGGCCACCGATCTTCTTGCCTCTTCTATCGCGGGCACCTTTCGGTGCGCGGCCGCGGACCGACTCACGGTGGATCGACGCCTCGTAAGCGCCGGTGGCGTAACCGCCCTTGCCTGCGGCGTAGTGCTCGCCCGGCTTGGTGACGATGGCCTTCCAGTGGAACTCCACCTGGCGCGCTACATCGGCGACGTTGTCGGCGATCTCCCCGTCATCGAGGAGCTTCATCTCCAGCTCGTTCATCAGCTGATGTCGATTCACTGCCATCGGGAGTCACCACCCTCACCGTCTCTGTCTCCAGTACAGCCGCCGAAGAGGAATCGTCTTCGGACTTGTCGTCGGCCTCGTCGGGCTTGGACTTGGGCTTCGACTCGGGCCGGGACTTGGAGGTGTTGCGTTCTGCAACACCCTCATCATCGTCGACCTTGCGAACGAGGTCGCCCAGCTTCCTGGCATCGGCCGCCTTCAGTGTCACGATCTGGCCCGGCCTCTTGTACTTGAACCCCGACCCGACCGGGACGTAAGTCTGCTCCACTACCTCGTATTTGGCGGGCATGTCCGTGCTCCTATCCGATGTGCTTCTTGGAATAAACCGTCGCTTTGAACGGCCCTGCGAAATCGTCGAACACCTCGACGCCGCCGATGATCGAGTATTCGACGCCGGACACCGTGATCGTGGCGTCGGGCAGCACTGCGCGCAGCATGTCCACCACCGGCGTGGCATACTCACCGACCGGGATTGTCGACTTCCACAGCTGGGTGCCCACATCGAACTGCAGCTCAGCAGTCTCCTGGAAGGTCAACGGCCGATGCCGGCAGCCGGCAGGTTGGTCGCCACCGGCACCTGCGGGTAGGTGCCGAGCTCACCCTTGGTGGGCCCGTCAACGTAGGTGACGATCGAGATGACGTGATGACCGAAAGGCATCGCTACCCCGGCAGCACGGTGAAGTGTTCAAGCATCGCCTCGGCGACCTGCTCGCTGCACCCTGTCTCCGCGATGATCTCTTCAGCGGTCGCGGTCCGGAACCGTGAGAAATCTGGCTTGACGTCAACGGTGATGGCCATCGGGGACTCCTTCACAGAAACTCCAGGGGTGGAATCGTATAACTGGCGAACACGCTGGTCTGCGAATACGCCGCCGTCTCAGCGGCCGACGCATACGGGTCGGCCCACCGGTAGGTCACGTCGTCGACCTTCTTCGACAGCAGATCAGGTTCGCCGCGGCCGGACAGCTGCAGGGTCGACATCTCGTCGACCATCGCCAGCACGGCATAGCGCCAGTCGGCAGCCTCAGCGTCGTCGTAGCCGTGCGTCATCACCACGACGATGTCCTGGTAGAGCTGCGACCACCAGCCGCCGTTGTTCTTGCGCACCGAGATGGGCCGCGACAGGGCGCCCGGAGGCCCTCCTGCTGACCAGCGGACAGTGCTCAGCGTCACGAGCGCTGCACCCTCGGTGATGCTGGTCATCTCAACCAGCTTGCGGGTCGGCAGGTTCAGGATCCTGCTACCCGGCCCGTCGATGGTGATCTCGTCATCTTCGATGATCGGATTCACGTGCCAACCACAATGACGTCGCGCCGCTACCAGTGCGGCGGCCAGCATTCTCGCGACCTCGGGGTCGCTAGCTGCTAACCGCCCACCGGTGAACGACGCGACGTCAGCGGGCGTCAACTCGGGCATGAAGCCCCTAGCTACTTAGTCGGTGGCTTCGGAGGAGTGGCCTTGGCCGGCTCCGGGGCCTTGGACTCTGGAGCCTTGGCCGGCTCCGGCGTCGGCTCTGCAGCCTTGGCTGGCTCCGACTTGGACTCGCCCTCATCCTTGGGCGCTGTCCGCTTCTTGGCTGCCGTCTTCAGCTTGGCCGCCGCCGCGCGGTTCTCCGACCCCGCGGCGACAACCGTGCCGTCAGCCTTGACCCGCTCGTGCATTACGAGCCCGCCAGCGGAACGATGGCGTCGTCGTTCACGACCAGCGTGGAGAAGTAGCCGGCGTAGGCGACCTGCAGGCCGAACACGCTGGGCTCCACCACCTGCAGGGTGCCGACGCGCTGCTCGAACGCTTCGATCGCTGCGGTCGAGAACAGGAAGGCGTCACCGGCGCCCAGGCCGGCCGACATCACCACCGGGATGCCGGAGATGTTGCCCATCACGCCCTGCGCGAACCGGCCGGCCTCGAAGCCTGCCGACTGCGCGTTCTGCGGGTTCACCGGCGCGAACAGCGGGCCGAAGACGCCGAGCACGTCGGGCGAGATGGCGATGGCCAGCTTGCCCATGCCCTTGACCGCGGTGTACACCTTGCCGACCGCTTCCCAGACCGCGGCCGCGACGGTGTCGCCGGTCGGGTTGGCGCCGTAGCCGATGGCCGGGGGTCGTGGTCGAGTTCAGCGCGGTGCCGACCAGGGCCTCGGTCTCGATGGCGTACTGCTGGGACAGGGCCGTTGACGACCAGGTCCAGCGCCGACGGCGAGGAGAAGTCGATCGCCTGCCGCGACACGTTGACGTAGCCGCCGAGAGTCTTGGCGTTGACGGTCAGCCGGTTGATGATCATCTTCTGGCTGTCCAGCTCCGACTTTTCGTCGGCGGGGCCACCGGCTGCGCCCTGGAAGCCGACGGTCGGGTGCTGGGTGACGACGGGACGGTAGAACGTCGCGCTGGTCAGCGGCAGCACACCGAGGGTCGACACCAGCGGGCGGGCCGCGTCGATGAAGTCGATGACCGGGCCGACGATCGGGTCGGGGATGACGCCGAGCGAGTCACCGGTGCGCTGGTGGTCAGCGGCACGCGAGTAGACCTCCAGGCGATCGCTCGCCTCGCGGCCACCCTGGGCGCTGTGCCACATGTCGATCATGTACTCGCCGGCGGAGCGGTACTCGACCTCGCTCTGATGCGGCTTGCCGCGCATGATGGAGATGGCCTGATCGACAGCCTGACCCTTGGCGCGGGTCTCGTAGGCGATCCGGTTGACATCCTGGGCCTGTTCCATCTGGTCCTTGATGACTTCCATGCGGCTGCGGCACTCCGCAACCATGACACCCTCTTCTTCGTTGATGTCACGGTTGGTCTGGTTGGCGCGGTCGTAGATGCCCCGGACCAGGGACTCCTTTTCCTGGAGTTCGGTCTCAAGGCGACGCAGGTACTGGTCGTTTGCGGTCACATTGCTGGGTGCCATCTCGGGCTCCTTGTCGATGGGGGTGTTGCGTTTTGCAATAGCCAACGGCCCTCTTAGCCACCGAGCTTGGATTCCTCCAAGCAGCCCTCTCGGCCAGCGTCTTGCTCTGACAGGCAGAATACATCAAAAAGCTCGATAAGATGAAGGAACCCCCGCGGCTGCGCGAACTACGCAACAGGCTGATGACCCACAACATCGAGAAGTAGGCTCCTGACATGACCGCACCGAATCCTGACTCGTCCCCCACTGTGAAGCGCCCGACGTCGACAGGCGGCAGTGGGTGGGGCGCAGGGGCCGCGGCAACGCCGCCCGACCACCGCACCACTGCACTCGATGCGGCGGTGTCGATTCTGCGCGGCGGCAAGCCGACGGCGAGCTCCAAGGCCGAGGAGTGCTGGAGATGGCCGAGGAGTTCTACCAGTTCCTGAAGAAGGGCAACCGGGACTAGGAGCCCGGCGTCCAACGCTCGGCGGCCCGCTTGGTCGCCCACTGCATGATCGGGTCATTCATGAACTGGTCCATGAGCGGGGTGCTGCTGAACGGTTCGGCCTCGGACTCCAGTACCGCGGCTTCGGCGGCACTGCGCATGGCCAGGATCTTCGCGCCCTCGTAGGCGGGCTGACCGACGAACGCCAGGTGATCCAGGAACGCCCGGTTCACTCGGCGCGTCTTCGAGTGGCGATCGACCTCCTGGTCGAACCTCGGGTTCTTCACCAGGAAACCGATACTCGGCCACAGTGCCTCGTCGGCGGCCAGCTCCAGGGTGTCGTCACCGACGCTGGTCCGGCTGATCTTGATCTCGCTGATCAGGCCGGCCTCACCATACGGATCGGATGAGACCACTCGGCCTACCACTCGGGCGCCCTTGTGTTCGGCGGCCGGAATCTCCAGCGCCGCGGTCGCCGGGATCTTGCGTGACTGCCCTTCGATGCCGTTGAAGGCGCTGCGCGAGAAAACCTCGTTGTACAGCTCTTTGCGGTACACCACCTGGGTGGGCTGCTCGTAGGGAACAGCCAGGACAGTGATGATGCGCTGCCCGAAATCGACGCCGTCGATGCGGACGCCATCAGAACGAGTTTCCACAGATGGGACCGTTGCGTTGCGATCCAGATCGTCAGCCATTGCCTCTCCTCACGAGAATTGTTTTCAGGCTACCGCAGCAGCGCTTATACACCAGAGTGGATGCTTCAAGACATGAGCATCATTTTGTCCGACCAGGCATCACGAACCCCAGTACGCCACGCCCGACGAGCCGCGCGGCGGTACCGCGTGACCAGACTGGGGCCGTCGTTGTGCTCAACCAGCGACGGCCACGAGTAGGCCACCTGGTGCCCCTCGCGACGTGCCCACATCGACAACGATCGATCGATGGGAGTGTTGCTGCGCGGCAGGTTGTCGACCAGCTCCGGCAGCAGATCGCTGCGCACCGCCAGCGCCACCGCATGCAGGATCCTGCCCCGGGTCACCACCCAGTGGGCGCCGAGCATGTCGGCGCGGGTCAGGTTGATGCCAATACTGCGGTCCTCGATGTAGCCCATCCCCAGGTACAGCGACACGATAGGCGCCGGCGCGGCGGCCAGCGCCAACTGCAGCTGCTCACGAAACCCGGGCACCGGCTCAGCGTCGTCCTCCAAGACCAGAGCCCACTGATCAGGCTCGGATAGTCCGGCCAGCATCCGCCAGGCGCGCGAATGGTTCCAGGTGCAGCCTTCGCCGAACTGGTCGATGCTGAGGTAGTCGGCACCGACCTGATTGACGAGGCGTTCGCCCATGTCACCGCGGCGCACATCGGACACGACGGCGATCAGCGGGTCCTTCATTCCTCATCACTCCTGATCCGGAGACGCCCCAAGGCGGCAAGGCCCGACGCCACCCGGCGGGCCTCCTTACCTGCCAGCACTCCCGTTGCCTCGGCGACCGGAGCGAAGCAGCGATCACAAAACGCCTTCAGGCCAGAATCGGTTTCCAGTGTCTGCGTGACCCGGCCCGAACCGCACACCGCGCACTCCAGACTCATCCTGTCGGCCCACGCTTGCGCGAGACTCACGATCTGCTCCCGAGTCCGGGCGCGTTGATACATCTTCAGCCGCAGGCGATTGCGTGCGGTGGCCGCGCGGTCAGCGCGCGACAGGTGCTCACCGTGGCC